GTCGCCGAGGCGATAGCCGACGATCCGGTCGTACTGGTCGCCCGGCTTGTGCACGACCGTGATGGCCAGCGTCTTCGCCAGCGCGCCCATGTCGGCCAGCTCGACCGCCTGCTCAGCGGTGTCCGGGACGGGCTCACAGCTGTGCTGTCTCCACCACGCCACGGCCTTCTGCCGCGCATAGCCGACGTGCTCGAAACAGACCCACTCCGAGACGTAGTTGCTGAATCCGAGCCGGTAATCGACCCGCATCGTGCGCGGCGCCTCGGGCGGCGCGCCGCGCTTCTCGTGGACGGCGTAGAGGGTCTCCTCCACGTCGTACTCGGTTCGCGTGAGCTGGTCCGACAGGACGCCCGCCTCGCTGGCCGTGCCGTCGTGCGTCCGGCGCTCGGGCGGCGGGAACACATGGCCGCAGGCCGGGCACTGCGCGTAGCCCGTGGCGATGACCTCGTGACACTGCGGACACTCCTTCGCCGGCGCAGCGCCGGCGCCGTCGCCGCCCGCCCCCGCCACGCGAAGCTGATCGACCGGCCCGTGTCGCACCACGTTGCCGCCGAAGTCGAGCACGAGGCAGTCGGTCTTGCCCGGGTGCAGCCGGAAGCCGCGGCCGACCATCTGGTAGTAGAGTCCCGGTGATAGCGTGGGGCGGACCAGAGCCACGCAGTCGATGTTGGGCGCATCGAACCCGGTGGTGAGCACGTTGACGTTGCAGAGGTACTTCAACTCGCCCGCCCGGAAGCGGCGCAGTGTCTCATCACGCTCGAACGGCAGCGTTTCGCCGCAGACAAAGCCGCATTCGACCTTGTGCCGCGTGCGGAGCGTGTCGGCGACATGCATGCCGTGCTTCACCCCCGACGCGAAGATGAGCACGCTTCGGCGGTCCTGCGTGTGCTGCACGATCTCGCGGCAGGCGGACAGGACCAGGCTGTCCGTGTCCATCAACTCCTCAACCTCGCCGGCGACATATTCGCCGCCGCGGACGTGAAGCTGGTCGGTGTCGGGTTTCACAGAGCCGGCCTTGGTGCGCAGTGGGCAGAGATAGCCCTGCACCATCAGTTCGCGCACGCCGACTTCGAAGCAGACCGCGTTGAGGATGTTCTCGGGCGCGCAGATGCTGCCCGACTTCATACGGAACGGCGTCGCGGTCAGGCCAATCACGCGCACCAGGGGATTGACCTGCTTCATCTCCGCCAGGAACGTGCGGTACATCCCCTCGCCGTCGGGCGGGATCAGGTGGGCCTCATCGACGATGACGAGATCGACCCCGCCGACGTCGCTGGCCTTCTCGTAGACACTCTGAATGCCAGCGATCGTGACGGCGTAGCCCAGGTCGCGGCGCTTCAGCCCGGCCGAGTAGACGCCCACCGGGAGGTCCGGCGCGACCAGATACAGTTTCTCGGCTGCCTGCTCGAGCAGTTCCCTCACGTGTGCGAGGATCAATACACGCCCACCCCAGCGCTGGACCGCGTCGCGGCAGATCGTCGCCATCACCGGCGTCTTGCCGCCGGCGGTCGGAATGACGATGCAGGGATTGTCGTCACGTGTACGCAGGAATTCGTACACGGCGTCGACCGCCTCGCGCTGATATGGCCGCAACTCCATCACGCCGCGACCTCCGTGCCATCGGGCAGGATGCAGCGGTTGTCCATGATCGGGATGGTGTAGAGGGTGTCGCTGCGTCGCCCGAGGTATCAGAGGATGAACGCGTTGATCCACTCTACCGGCCGCCCAGTACCGTAGAGCGGGACCGGCTTGCACAGACAGCCGGCGCTGCGCGCCTGGACCACCTTCCCCGGCGACCAGATGTTCTGGATGATCGAGGCGTCCGCGCGATGTGTGTGCCCGTGAATGACGCTGCGGCCCTGACTGATCTGGAGGTGCGGCCTGGTCGCGTTGCGGGCATACGACCAGCCATGCACGGCGATGATCCGGCGGTTGATCGGGAAGTGCGGATACGTGCCGCCGACCGAGCCGTACGGCACGTACGTACAGCGCGTGCGCCCCTTGGTCAGTTGCACGCGGGGGGCGAGCATCGAGTACGCTCCGCGCCCTTCGGCCGTCGCCGCCGCCCAGCGGTCGAGCCGGTATTCGTGATTGCCCTCGACAATCACGAGCCGGTCGCACACCTTCTGGAGCCGGTCCAGCAGCGCATTCGCCTCGCGCAGATCGTCGACGTAGTCCGTCTCCTTCATACCGTACGTCGGGGGGTGGACCGAGAACTGGCCGCAGTCGAGCAGGTCACCCAGGCAGATGATCAACTCGGGCCGCAGACGCTCGGCGGCGCGGCAGAAGACCCGCACAGCCTTCTCGCTGTGGTGCGGGATGTGCACATCGCCGAAGGCCAGCATCGTCGTGCTGTGGGGCTTCGCCATTACTCCTCCCCCGCGACCATCGCCGCCGTCCGCGCGTAGCCGGCGATGTCGACCAGGTTGTCGCGCTTGTGATGGTGGCTCTGGCGGGCCAGCTTGATGGCGATCATGCACAGCGGGATATCCATCGCGGTGACGGCCTGTCCATCGCGCAACTTGCCGGCCAGGATGCCGGTCCACATGTGCGCGGCCCGGGCGAAGTCGTCGGCCGGCGCGCCGTACTCAGCGCGCCGCGTGCCCTCGGTGATGCGTTTGGCCTCGTCCAGGATCGATTCGTCGGCCGGCGGCTGCACGAGCCGCAGTCGATGCAGCGCGACCGTGGGCGTCGGGGCGTTGGCCAGCGGCTGGAGCGTGACCGCGTCGACGATGGCGCAGCCCATTTCGTGGGCGACCAGGTACTCCAGCTTCGCGCCGCGCGACTCCTCCCAGCCCGGCAGCAGCGCGATCGCGTCGCACTGGGCGAGCGCTGCCAGGTCGAGTCGCAGGTATTCCTCGCGCGGCAGGTCCTTGCGCCCGCCGAAGTTCTCGGCCGGATTGAAGACCGCCCACCCGGCCGCGGCCAGCCGCTCCGCCGCCGCGTGGAACGCCTGGAAGTTGCAGTCCGGGTATCCGGACATCGGCCCGGCAATGTAGATGCGCTTCGGCTCGGGTTGTGCCATTCCGCAGTTCTCCTGAGTGGGCCGATTCAGTTCGGCCACACGCGCTCGCTGGTCGGGAAAGGCAGCGGTTTGCCGTTCCTCTCCGCGATCCGCACGATGACCTTCCCACCGGCGACGGCCTCGGCCTTCTCCAGCAGCAGCCACACGATCTGGCTGTCGTCCTGGAACGCGCCGCCGTGCTGGAGCGAATCACCGATGGCCTTGAACGTGTTGGCGACGTCGCGTTTGCGCGGATCTGGTGGGTACAACTCGTCATGGACGGCCAGCGAGCCGGCCAATGGCGTGACGCCAGCGGCGCGGAGGATCGCGCCCACCTGCTCGCGGTAGGCGCGCCCCTGGCGACTGATCAGCATCCGGCCACGCCACATGCGCCAGTAGTGGTTGACGCTCGGCGGCCAGGGGAGCGTCAGTGTCATGCCGCCTCCCGGTCCGATGCGGTTTCGGCAACGTCTTCAGCTTGAGCCTTCCGGTCCTCACGCCACTCGAGGAAGTCCTCCAACTCTTCCTCGGCCTCTTCGCGACTGTCGAACTCGCGCCGGCAGTGCGGGTCCTTCGTCCAAATGAGGCCGTCGAACGGCTCCTCGCTCACCCAGTGATCGAAGTCTGGGTCGTAGATGCAGTAGAAGGTGCGCATGACGGTCCCGTCGCACGTCTCGACGAGTTCCACCACGCGTTCGTTGCAGGGCAGATCGCCAGTGGTCATGACGCTCGCCTCCCTAGCGCTTCCACGGGGGCGCGCTGTTGTTGCCGGCGACGGCCGGCGCCCGCGGAGCGGCCGCGTCCTTCCTGGCGTACCCCTTTATCACGTTGCCCATCTCGCCGGTGTCGTCGCGTTTCTTCAGGCCGACGGTCATGACCAGCGGGATGTTGTGCAGCTCGACGCTGTCCTTGGGGGCGGGCACGCCCACCGCGCGGCAGATGGCCGAAAGCTCAGCCCGCGCGATCTTGACCGTCGTGGCGTTCGGGTTGTCCAGGTTGAGCCGCGACCAGATCAGGCGGCCCTTGTACTCGCCCTTGATGATCTGGAAGGTGAACTGCAGGTACTGCCCGCCGCCCGACTTGGTGGGTTTCATTTCGCTTTCGGTGATCACGGCCAGGTACTTGCCGGCCGGGATGGCCTCGAACGCGAAGTTCGGGTCGACCTCGTTGGCGTTGAATCCGTTCAGCGTGGGCATGGTCAGGCTGCTCCTTTCTCAGCGGAGTTGTCGGTATTGACCAGGAGGTTCTCACCACGTGCGAACGGGGCGTAGATGCGGTAATCGAGAGGGAGTTCTTCCGGCAGGTTCAGGCGGTTCTTTGCCACATGCGCCGGCCGCTCGCTGGTGCGGATGATCCGCTCGCCGGTGCCGATGCCCTGCACGCGCTTGCGGCCAAAGCCCTCGTCGGTCGTCTTGGTGTGGATCGCGTAGGTGGCGAACAGCACCTCGTCGCACCATTCCTGGACCAAGGCCGAGGCCTGCTTGTGCAGGCGCGGCGAATAGCGGTCGTAGGTGTCCGTCTCCGGGTTGGCGAAGCGCTCGATCTGGGCGTGGGCATTCAATATGACGTGCATGCCGCGCTCGTTGCGCAGTGCGTCGAGACCGGCGAGCACTTCGCGCCAGTTCGTGAGCGCGAAGACGTAGCCCTTGCCGTAGCCGATGTCCTCGATTGACTCGACGCCGCGCTTCTGGCAGACGTCGGCCCAGATCAGGCGTTCGAGCCAGTCGAGGGAATCGACGACGACGGTGCGGTACTCGTGCGCCTCGGTGTAGAGCTCGCCCAGCGCCACGATCACGTCGGCGTACTTGCCAGCGACGGGGAAGCGCTCGCACTCGATGTTGCCGAGGCCGTCTTCCGTTTGCACGAAGACGGGCCGCGCGGCCATCGAGCCGAACGTGCTCTTGCCGACGCCATGCACGCCGTACAGCAGCGTGCGGCGGGGTGCCGTCACGGGCCCGCGCTGGACCTGTTCAAGCAGTTTCATCAGATCGTTCTCCTTCGTCCTGGGTCACTTCGTCAGCTGTGCATCCGGGTCCGGGGCCGCGGCGGTCCCGCCGAGCCCTCTGTGGCCGGGACGCTTTGGCCGCTCGGCCCCGGGCCCGGATTCACAGTCGTTCGACCAGTCGCAGCGACTCGTAGCGCGTGAACCAGTCGCCCGTCTGGCGGCAGCGTCGCAGGTCGGCCGCTGCCTCCTCGTTCTCGCCCTGGGCTTGGTCGAGCACCGCAGACGAGACCTGCCACACGCCGCAGCGGTAGGGTTCGCGCTTCTCGACAGCGACGATGTGGACCGGGAGGATGTGGCCAGAAGCCTGTGCAACAAGGGCACGGTAGAACGCGACCTGGTGCAGGTAGCCGAACGCCCGCATCGCCCTCTCGAACGTGTCGAGCTCATCGGCGGTCTTGAGGTCGACGACGCCGCGGCCGTCGATCGGGTTGATCCAGTCGATGCGCGCCTGGCAGCGGTGCCCGGCGCATTCGGCGCGGACCACGCCCTCGGCGACGCCGTCGGCCAGCAGCTCCCGCGCGAAGACGTGACTCCCGGCCGAAGCCGCCATCTGCTCGACCAGCGCGGCTTGCGCGTCGGAAAGCACCGGCTTGCTCTGCTTCTCCGCCCATTCGGCGAAGGCCTTTGTCAACGAGCCGAACGGCTGGCCGGTCTTCGGGTTGATGGGCCCCCCGACGGCGTACTCGCGCTCGTAGCGCTCGCGCCCCTCGAGAATCAGCGTGTGCGCTGCGCGACCGATCAGGTACGCGGTCGTGTCGCGCTCGGGCACTAAGCCAAGTTCCTTCTTGCGGTACAGCAACGGGCACCGCCGAAACTCGTTCAGCGCGTGGGCGCTGAGGAAATCCTTGCTCTTGGCGTGATAGACATCCGCGGGCTCACGAATCAGGAATGAGAGGTCGTGCAGACCTTTCCTGGGGTTTCTGTCTTGTGCGCTGGAGGGAGGCATTTGTTGGGCCACGTCCAGGTCTCCGATCGCGTCGCGTTCTCCTTCACTACCTACCGCCGCGCGGACGAAGGTGTCCGCGCGGCGGCGGGCCAAAAGGCCGTTTACAGGTAGTGATCGAGCCCCGCCTTGATGAACGCCGCCCGGATGGCGGCGATGTGCTTGTAGATCGCCGAGCGCGACATCCCCGTCTCGCGGGCGATCTCGCTGGGCGTCTTCGTCCGCAGCATCCCGCACACGTCCCGCTGTTCGGGCGAGAGCGACGCCATCACGCTGGCGATATCCATCTCCAGGTCGCGCTGTTCGTCCTCGCTGCGCTCGCAGATGCCGAGGCGAGCGCCCCGGCAGCATGCATCGACCGTGGTGTCCCGCCGCACCCAGGCGCCGGTCTCGTCGCGGACCCAGTCGTCCAGCGACTCCTTGGTGCAGCCGTTGCCCCGGCAGGCAGCCTCGTGACTCTTGAGCAGGTCGGCGATCTTGTTGTCGATGATGCGGCAGACGAACGTCTTGACGCTGGCGCGATCGCCGTCGAACTTCGGCAGGCGGCGCAGCACGTCCTCGATCAGATCCTGCTGCACGTCCTCGACCTCGCCGAGGGCCGGGACCTTGCCGACGACCTGCCGCGCCTTGAACTCCGCCCGCTTCGTCACGTACTCGATCAGTTCCTGGGAATACATCCGCGATCTCCCTTGGCCGGGGGAGGTCGCGCGGGTGTCGACGGGAGGGCCGCGGGGCACGGGCAAACGAAAAGGCGCTGCGAGTTCGCGGATCACCGCGACACCCGCAACGCCTCCGCTCTGCGGCCGGTTGGTTGCCTGATGTCTGAGGTTTGTGCCCTGTGCCCTTATGCCGCTTGTTGGTCTTCCAGAAGGTCGATGGACGAGCCCGGCAGTCCGTGCGCGATCTTCACCCGCACGCGCGTGCCGTTGGGCAGCTTCTTCAACTGCTCGAGCAGCGCGACGTGCTCGTGCCGCAACTCGAAATCGTCACTGGCGACTTCGGGCCGGGGATCGTTGGCGCCGCCGGCGATCTTGAGCGTGCGCACCCTGGAGTGGGCTCGCCCCAGATCGGGCTCCCCGCCGCGCACATGGAACGAGATGCTGCCGAAGTTGAGGTGCTGGCAACGCGCGACCAGCCACCGATTCGGCGCTGACAACTCTGCTTTTGTCATGCTCAAACCTCCATG